AACAATAGACAATTCAGGTAACGCAACTTTTAAAGGAACAGTAGTTACCGCTGATAATAGTGCGGATAATTATATACAAGCAACATTCAGCGATTCATCATATACTAGAATACATGGATATGGTTTATACATGTCAAGAGGTGATTCATACATAAGACCAACCACTGATACAGGTAAAAATTTATATATAGGCGCGAGTGATAAAAGATGGGATCTAGTTGAACTTAACGCTACAACCGTAAATATACACGCTACAACTGGAGATTCTTTATTACAATTCAATATAGATGGGGATACATATTCAATGGGTATTGATAATAGTGATTCAGATAAATTTAAAATATCATACGGTGTTTTTGCAAATAATGATATATTAACATTAGATACTTCTAGGAATGCAACTTTTGCAGGGACAGTCACAGCAACTGGTTCAGCTGTTATTAAAAGTGCAGGTACTAATAATACACCTGCTGACTTATCTTTATGGCACACGGATGTGTCTATTGTTAGTGGAGATGATATTGCTGTAATAAGCGCGGAAGGAACAGATTCAGCTGGTTCTCCTCCATATCAAGGTGCAAAAATATTATTTGATGCAGCGGCAAATTGGGATACTGGGTCATCTAATTATCATGCAACAAACATAAAATTCTTCACTCAAGATAATAGTGGAACAGATACTATAGCAGCTGGACCTAGACTTACAATAGGTGCTGATGGAGTTTCAACTTTTGCAGGGAATGTGCAGTCTAAAGGTGAGTTACAAATGATAGGTGCAAGTGGAGGTGCGAGTAATAGACTTAAAGCAACATACAACTCTAGTAGTGGTGTAGCTGAGTTTGGTGCACATTCAACTGGCGGTAGTACATCATTACAAATAGGTACATCTAACTCTGGAACTTACGCCGCAGCTTTAACCCTTGCTAATACTGGTGTTGCAACTTTTGAAAAAAGTATCACAATGAATACTGGTAGTTTTACAGTTAATAGTGATACAGGAAAAATATATTTAGGTGCGGATGATGATATGCACGTTTATCATACTGGTTCCCATGGTTATGTATTAAATAAAACTGGTGCATTATACATAATGTCACAAGTGCAAGATGGTAACGTTGTATTCTCTGCTGATAATGGAGAGGCAAACACAACACAAGCTGATTACTTTAGTTTAGATGGTGGCAGTGCAACTCACGATGGTAGCGCGACAACAGCACTGTATACTAAATGGCCAGATTTATCACGAATAGCTTTAGGTAGTGGAAAAGATTTACAACTATATCATGATGGTACAGATAGTTATATAGATAATGCAACTGGTGATTTTCACATTAGAACAACATTAGATAATGGGCGTATAAAACTCTCATCAGATGACGGTTCTGGTGGTGTTGCACTTTATCAAATGATTGATGGTAACGCTGAAAGAAACATATTTTATAAACACACTAGACATATAGATAATATAGTAGCAGCTTTTGGTACTAGTGAGGATTTACAAATTTATCATGATGGTACTAGTAGTTATATTGTTAACGGAACTGGTTCTCTTTATATTCAAAATGGAACAAATGATAACGATATATATTTTCAATGTGATGACGGTAGTGGTGGTTTAGCTAATTACTTTTATTTAGATGGAAGTACAACAAAAATTGAAGTAGTAAAAGAAATAAATTCAGCAAGCGGAGCAACTTTTGCAGGTGATGTGACTATTGATAAAGATGCCGCGAGATTAGTATTACAAGATACAGGTACAGGAAACGCGTTAAATCAATGGGTTTCATATAAAGATTCTGATGGTACAGAAAGAGCATATGTAGGGTATGGCTCAACAGGCAATTCTACTTTTTATGTTGTTAATCACTTATCGGATTTAATGCTTTACGCAGGTGGTGTTTTAAACGAAACAAAATCAGGAACAGTTTCAACTTTTGCAGGGAATATTATTCATTCAGGTGCTACTTTCAAAGTTAATAACAATGCAGATCCGACTATGGCTTGTATTGACGCAGATGATACAAATTATGCTGCATATATGAAATATGATACTACAGATAATGTAATGAGATTATTTCCAAGATATGCAGGAACTTATTATACGAATAATTTAGTTTTAGATAGAGGAAAAGTTGGAATAGGTGTAACACCAACCACATTACTACATTTAAACGGTACAGGTGATGCTATAAGAGTAGAGTCAACAAACGCGGGGGCGGGTGGTGCTCAAGTAGATTTATTACACTTTACAGCTTCTCCAGCAGATGAAGATACTCATGCTATGATAAACATGGGTGGTTATTATACTGGAACAACATCTGTATATGGTTCACAAATAAAAAGTATATGGACTGATGTTTCAGAAAGACATAGTAGATTAGAATTTCTTACCTGTGATACAACATTAAGCACAGCGCTAACATTAGACCACGCGGCAAATGTAGGTATACCAACCACAGCTGCTAATGTTAAATTAAATGTAATTTCAACTGATGCCAACTGGACATCTATAATGAAAAATTATACAAATGGTGCATATGGTTTAAGTATAGATTGTAGTGGAGCAGCTAGTGCTAATTATGTTTTAGCAGCATACTCACCTAGTGGTACTGGAATGTTTGTAAATGGCTCGGGAAATGTTGGTATAGGTATAACAACCCCAACAACACACTATGAACAAGTATTACATGTTCATGAGACTAGTGGAAGTGCTAATATTCATATAACTAATAATACAACTGGTTCTGGTCAAAGCGATGGTATGGATCTTATATGTTATGAAGATGATTTTTACATATTAAATAGAGAATCAACAGCAGGTAGAATATTTATAGGTGTAACAAATGATGGAACACCAACAATAACAACAGACCATAATAAAAACACAACTTTTGCAGGGATGATTACCACTGGTGATGCTGGTAATGACTTTTATGCAAGTGGTTATAGAAGAAGTGGTAGTGGTACAGATACAGTACCAGATATTTGGGGTGATAGTAACAATTTAGTTATAGGTTATGATTCTAATAATTACGGTATTGCCATAAGAGATGAAGGTGTTGTTGTAAACGATACGCTTGTAGTACAATCAACATCTCCAGAGATTTATTTATACACAACCGGTAATCATTATAATTGGATGATTGCTGCTCAAGAAAACGTAGATACAGCATTAGAGTTTGGTTGGCAAGGAACTTTGGGTAGTGATGCAACTTCACCAAACTATACCGGTGGCGATTATACACCTGTGTTAGTTCTGAAAAAGGGTGGAAATGCATTGTTTAGTTGTACAGCAGTTCCAAGTGCGTCAGTTCAGGGTGTTGTTATATCAGGTTCAAATAGTGGTCAAATTAGTTCAGCTGGTAATTCAGCGACTGCTTATAACCATTGGTTATTTTATAACTCAAATGGATTAGTTGGATATATAGATACTACTAATAGCACAACAACTTATGCCACAAGTTCGGATTACCGAATGAAAGAAGATTTACAAGATTTTAATGGTTTAGATTTACTTTCTAAAATGAAAGTTTATGATTTTAAATGGAAATCAGATGACACGAGAAGTTACGGCTCAATAGCACATGAAATTCAAGAAATTGTTCCAAGTGCAGTGGTAGGTAAAAAAGATGGTGAACGAATGCAGGGCGTAGATTACTCACAATTAGTTCCAGTGTTATTAAAATCAATACAAGAATTAGAAGTTAGAGTAAAAGAACTCGAAAACAAGTAATAAGATATTTAGCTGGCAACGGCTAATTTGTTTAACATTTAAAATAGAAAATAATGGCTTTAGAAGGTAAATATACATACAAAGGTATTGATATTGCAAAAGCATATGTTATGATTAATGGTGTAAACTATAACTGTAACATGCGTTCAGAAACTACTGAAAAAACCCCTAGAAAGTTCAATGAAGACGGATCTGTAAAAAGTGAAGCTGTAATGGAAACCAAATGGGTGAAAAGTGAAGGTGGTAGCTGGAATGCTTCTGTATATAAAGATAAAGACGCTAGAACTAAAACTCCAGATGTAGTTATTACAACTGTAAGTGGATCTTGGGCTCCTAGTGTAAAGGCAGACGCTAAAAACCCAGTGGTTCAAGCATATGCTGCAATGAAAGCTATGGATGCGTATAAAGACTATACGGATGCGTAGTGACAGTAGCGTGTTAATAAACACGTTATTTGTGTAATAGTAATAAAGTATAATTTTAACTAAAATTTAATTAATTATGAAAAAAAAAGTAGAAGACATAAAAGTCGAAAAAATTACTGATCAGGAATTAAAAGAACTTCAGGATCAAGTAAATAAAATTAATAGTGCTCAATTAAGACTAGGCGGTATTGAATCTCAAAAACATACGTTAGTACATGGTATTAATGCAATGCAAAAAGAAGTTCAAGACATGCAAGTTAAGCTTGAAGAAAAGTATGGTAAAGTTAGTATCAACATCACTGATGGCACAATACAACAAATACCAGAAGATGAGCAAGCTAATACGTAAGATAAGTATTGGTAAGGATTATAAAAATGAAGCGATGCATTATGCTGTTGGACAAGAGGTTTACGGCGGGCATACTATTTGTGATATAATAGAAGAAGATACTAAATACAGTGTTTATATTAGAAAAGAAAAGGACGTTTTACCTTGGAAAGATTTTAATAAAAATATGGCTGTATCGGTAGAATACAATCTTGAATATTGATGCATAGTCTTTATGACTTTATAGTTGAACCAATAGGATCAAGATATAATAACAAAAAACAAGTTGGTGATAAAGAACTCATATTAAACACAGAGATTTTTCATCACCAGCATGTTAATAGAGAAGCAAAGGTAATTTCTATACCAACACTTGTAAAAACAGAAGTGCAACCTGGTGATACTATTATAGTGCACCATAATGTGTTTAGAAGGTGGCATAATATGCAAGGTGTAGAAAAAAATAGCAAAAGCTATATAAATGAAAATACCTATGCTATTAAGGAAGATCAGGTTTTTGCTTACAAAAGAAATAATAAGTGGAATGCTTTAAGTGGATTTTGTTTTGTAAAACCAATTAAATCTTACGATAAGTTTAGTACAAACAAAGAACAACCATTAATGGGTGTTATGAAGTATGTAGATAAAGACTTAAAACTAATACAACAAGGTGACTTAGTAGGTTTTACACCAGATAGTGAATATGAATTTATTATTGACGGTGAAAAACTATACAGAGTTTTCACACAAGAGATTTCAATTAAATATGAATATAAAGGAAAAGAAGAAGAATATAATCCAAGCTGGGTATAAAGCTGTTGATGAATTAATCAAAGTAGCAAAAGAAAAAATTGTTGACTCAGAAGATGATGTTTCAGCTGATAGATTAAAAAACGCAGCGGCTACAAAAAAATTAGCTATATTCGATGCTTTTGAAATATTAACTAGAATCCAAGAGGAAGAGGCAATATTAAATAACAAACCATTAAACGAAGAAGAAAAATCATTTAAAGGTTTTGCAGAAAGAAGATCTAAATAATGTACGAACAAACTTTATATAAAATTATTGAGCCTATAAGAATTAACACACTTAAAAGACTTAATAAAAGTAAAAAATGGAAA